TTTATGGAGGCTCTGTCTGATGAGGTTCGCCAGAACAGCGATTCCACTTTGGCTCATGCCTTTAATACTGCAGATAGTGTTATTGCAGAAAGTCCTTCCTTCGGTGGAAAGACTGATGTCACTGGAGCTGTAGCCGGGGATCCTACTGGAGTCAACAAGTATGGCTTCGGTTCATATAACAGCCTCAAGTTGCTCTTCCCTGAAGCTAAGCTTGTTGGTGGTATTCAGGCTATGGATTCGGATGAATCCTGGGTTAAGTCAGTTTTGGATGGTGTTTCCAAGACCGCTTTCTCTCGTATTAAGACTATTTCCTATGACCTTGGAGACGATCTTACTGAGGCGGATGAAGATAAGGTCCGGGCTCGTGGCTACCTGACTGGTAACATGAAGTTCGAGCAGTGGTATGATCTGAAGCAGCGTGAAACTACTCCGACTACGATCTATGTTAAGCAGAAGCTCGATAATGATGATCTGGCTGATCTGGCGGACAACTTTGATATCATTCCGTTCCTGTGGAGCAATATGCGAATCAAGCTGAACCAGGAAATTGCTCGCTCTATTCTTATTGGTGATGGTCGCGAGAACACCTCCAAGGATAAGATCAATCCTACTCATATTCGTCCTATTGTTGCTGAGAACGAAGCGTATCGTATGTCTCTTGCAGTTGATGCTCTTCCTGCAGCTACTGCTACAGATGATGATAAGAGCCAGTGGTTGAACCACTTCATCGATGAGATTACGGTCAAGACTTCTGATATGCGTGGTACGGGTACTCCGTCCCTGTATGTCGGTCGCAAGACTATTCTTCGTATTCTAACCGCTCGTGATAAGATCGGCCACCGTCTGTATCCGAATATCACGGATCTGGCAAGTGCCATCGGCGTTAAGGAGATTGTCCCCGTCGACCAACTTGATGGATTCATCCGTAAGGACTTCGATGGAAACACAGATGATACCAAGAAGGATACTCCTATCTTCGGTGTCGTTGTCAATTTGGCTGATTACAATGTCGGTACTGATAAGCGTGGTCAGATCACGAACTTCAACCAGTTCGATATCGACTTCAACCAGTATAAGTACCTCATGGAAGGCCGTATGTCCGGTGCTCTGTCTCGTCTTAAGGGTGCTATGACTATTGAACTCCCAAAAGCGTAACACCAGCCCCATCGAAGCTGGTATCAATTGATCTTGATGTTTCACAGTAGTAGAGACAATCTCTATTAACTATAGAATCGTCAAAATAGGAGGAATCTCTATCTATGGCTAAATTCTATGGCGCAGTCGGTTATCTTGATGGCTTCATTGAAACGGAACCAGGAGTTCAGGAACCGCACTACACGGAACATCAATCATTCGGTGATATAATTCGCAAGTCTAGAAATCTGGTGCCTCCGACAGACACCATAAATTCTGATGTAAAGTTGAATCACCAGATTTCTATTCTTATGGATGCCTATGTTCAAGATAACTATGTAAATCTTCGATACGTTCGTTGGCGAGATGTTGCATGGACGGTTACTTCTCTCGAAGTAAAAGAGCATAGGCTTATTCTTGAGGTTGGAGGTAGATGGAATGGCATCGAGGGCAGCTCTTCAGAGTCTTCTGGTCAATATTCTGGGGACTAATTCCGTTTACTTTCAACCTCCCACTGGTTTTCAACTGAAGTATCCATGCATTGTCTATCATCTGGATGATATTTCTGTGCAGCATGCTAACAACAAACCTTATAGATTGACTCATCGATACTCTGTTACATATATGGATACAAAGAATCCAAATGCCAAGATTATCGATGATTTGATATCTTTGAAATTGGCTAGTTTTAATACTCAGTTCGTAACCGACAATGTTTACCATACTGTATTTACTATTTACTTTTAAGGAGTAGATAATGACGAAACTTATTTGGGATGCAGTTGCATCTCGAAAATACGAACTTGGTGTATCTAAGACCGTTCTGTTCGTATCTGATGGATCCGGATCTTATAAGACTGGTGTTGCTTGGAATGGCACTACGTCCATTACAGATTCACCTGATGGTGCAAAGGCAACGGATCTTTATGCTGATAACGTTAAGTATGCTTCATTCCGTTCTGCTGAAACTTTTGGTGGAACCATTGAAGCCTACACGTTCCCTGATGAATTCATGGCTTGCGATGGAATCGTGGAAATGGCTCCTGGCGTGAGCTTTGGTCAGCAGGGTCGTAAGAGCTTTGGCCTGGCTTATAGGACTGAGCAGGGTAATGATGTAGATGATGCTATTGGGTATAAGCTTCATATTATCTATGGCGCAACAGCTTCCCCCTCAGGAAAGAAGTATGAATCCGAGAATGACTCTCCAGATGCTATTACTTTCTCTTGGGAGTACGAAACCACTCCAGTTTCCACCGATGGGATTACTCTTCCTGATGGTATCAAGCGTCTGAAGAGTGTTTCGTCTATTGTTCTAGATTCTACTAAGTGTAATCTTACGGATTTGGAAGCTGTACTGTATGGTGGAGAGGGTGAAGAGGCCGAGTCTCATCTTCCTCTTCCAGAGGAAGTCGTTTCCTTGGTAAAGCCTATTGGTCAAGTAACTCCTCCTGCCGGAGCATAATAATAGGAGATCCAAATGAAAGCAACTTCTTTGGAGTTTGAAACTATCGGTTCTTCGAAATCTGTCAAGGCTATCGGTAACTATGATGATGGATCCAGCAAGGATATTTCAGATAAGGTCACTTGGACTTTCAGTGACCCCACTTCTGCACATTATTCTGCTGGAAAGATCACTCTTGATGCCAAGAAAGATCAGACTCTGACACTAACTGATGGCGATATCTCGACAACTATCGAAATTACTACTATTCAATAGAGTTTTATATGAGCAAAGGGGACTCCAAGATTTACTTGGGGTCCTTTTTGTTTGGGTAACATTAAGGGTTTATATGTTTGTAATAAATCTTGGAGATGAGTTATTCGACGAGGACACGAGTACTTTTATTCATCCAGTTAGTAAAGAACTGCACCTTGAGCATTCTCTTTTGTCAATATCCAAATGGGAAGCGGAATGGGAAATTCCGTTTTTTAATACAGATAAAACGTCTGAACAGTCTCTTTCATATATAAAATGCTGTGTCCTGGATAATGACTTTGATGAATCGCTTCTTGATACACTAAGTGACAAGAATATTTTGGACTTTAATACATATATCTCAAAAGACATGACTGCAAAGAAGATTGTCGATCTTCGGTCTTCTCTATATAAAAAAGGGAAGAATCGACAGCCAGCATCTCAAAAGTCTCTAACTTCTGAAGACATCTATTATAGTATGATTCAATTTCATGTCTGGAAAGAATGCGAGGAATGGCCTTTACAAAGGCTTCTTTCTTTACTCCAACTTTGTTCGTTGAGAAGTAACTCCACTGGAGAGATGTCTAAGTCCGATCAGGCTAAATTCTATATGGAAGAGAATGCTCGCCGTAAGGCAAAATACCATACCAAGGGATAGTTTTATTAGGGATTCACATGAGTATATCAATTACAGTCTCTGGAGATTTTAGAAATACTAGTCGATTCTTGAAGGGCGTAAAGGCTCGAAAGTATCGACAGGTTCTTCAAAAGTACGGTCAGAAGGGTGTGGATCTTCTTCAATCTGCTACTCCTGTAAGGACTGGTGCCACTGCCTCGTCTTGGAGTTATCAAATTACTCAAAATGGCAGTGGATCAGAGATAAATTGGACTAATAGCCATACTAACAAGGGCGTTCATATTGCTATTATAATTCAGTATGGGCATGGCACCGGTACTGGCGGTTATGTAAACGGCATTGACTATATAAATCCAGCAATGAGGCCTTTATTCGATACATTGGCCGATGATTTGACGAGGGAGTTGAAAGAACTATGAGTAATATTGATGATCGTATTATCAACCTTAAGCTCGATGATAATTCCCTTCAGGAAGGGGCTACTCGAGCTACTTCTACACTGTCCAAATTGGCATCTGTATTGAAGATGAAGGGCGCTACAGAGGGACTAGCTGCTGTAGACGATGCATCGAAGAAAGTTGATCTGTCTTTGATGCAAAAAGCTGCTGAAAATGTTGCAGGCAAATTCACCATGCTTCGTATGGTGGCAGCAAATGCATTGGGCAACATTGCATCTCAGGCTGCTTTTACTGGAATGAACTTGGTAAAATCTCTAACTCTTACACCAGTTCTTGATGGTTTTCGCGAGTATGAAACGCAGATGAATTCCGTTCAGACCATTCTTGCTAATACTGCAAGTAAGGGATCGACCATTAAGGATGTTAATAAGGCTCTTGCAGAGCTGAACACCTATGCCGATAAGACGATCTATAACTTTACTGAGATGACAAGGAATATCGGTACTTTTACTGCTGCCGGTGTTGATCTGGACACTTCAGTTCAGTCGATTAAAGGTATTGCAAACCTTGCCGCTGTTTCGGGTTCAAATTCTCAGCAGGCATCTACAGCTATGTATCAGCTTTCCCAGGCTATTTCTTCGGGAACAGTAAGGCTCATGGACTGGAATTCTGTGGTCAATGCTGGTATGGGTGGTGAAGTGTTCCAGAAAGCATTGGAACGTACTTCTACAAAACTCAAGACTGGAGCGACAGAAGCAATTAAGGTAAAGGGATCTTTTCGAGAATCTCTTCAGACTGGATGGCTTACGACTGAGGTACTTACTGAGACTCTTAAGCAATTTCAGCTTTCTACTGATACAGCTACCCAATACAATAATAGCATTAAGACTTTGGTTTCCCAGGGATATACTCAAGAGCAGGCAAAGCAGATTGCTGATATGGCCAAGACGGCTGGGGATGCAGCTACTAAGGTAAAGACCTTTAGCCAGTTGATGGGCACCCTTAAGGAAGCTGTTGGATCCGGATGGACCAATACCTTCCAGACATTGTTCGGTGATTTCGAGGAAGCTCGCGAATCCTGGACTGCCCTTAGTAATGTCCTTGGCGATATTGTCAGTAACTCAGCAACAGCTCGTAATACTCTTCTAAATGGTTGGGCTGATCTTGGTGGACGTAAAGAGCTGTTTGGTATATTTACAGACTCTCTGAAGCTTGTGATGTCATATCTTGGACCTTTGAAGGACGGCTTCCGAGACATATTTCCTCCCACTACAGCCAAAACATTATTCAATATAACCAAGGGAATTCACGACTTCATAAAAAACATAACCCTTAGTACTTCTCAGATGGAGATTCTTAGAGAGACTGTTCGTAATTTCCTATCTCCTTTGGGATTGATTAAAGATGGATTTGACGGTCTATTCAAGATTATATTCCATAATGCACCAAAGAGTGGAACAGTAATAAATTTTGTTCTGGTTGCATTGAACTCTCTTTCTAAGGTAGTGGCTTTTGTAACTGATGGCATTCGTTCCTTTGTTACAGGATTTAGCTCAGGTACTAAGATTTTCGAAGGTTTTGGGTCACTTATCCAAAACATAACTGGATATTTTGAAGAACTTGGCGGACAGGCTACTAGTACAGGTCAAGGATTATCTGATTTTTCCTCAAAATTGGGAAGTTCAATTTCTAGTGGTTTAGATTCTGCTGGACAAAAGATAGGTACATTTACTAAAAAAGTATTTGGTTCCTTAGCTAAGGCAATAGATTGGCTTAAAAAGAATATTAGTCTGGGTGATATTTTTGGTGCCCTTATTGGTACTTCTGCTGTGGTAATGATCCGTAAGTTTACGGGTCTTATTGACAAAATAAAGAGCACGATTGACAAACTTGGAAGTATGTTTAAGCAGGGCGGAGATTCAGCAGAAAAAGGAGCTTCTGTTTTCAAAGAGGTTTTTTCAAGTTTGAATGATTCTCTTCAGGCATTTACTCAGGGTATTAGAGTAGCTTCACTTGTGGCTATTTCCGTTGCCATTGGTCTACTTGTTGATTCCCTTCAAAAATTGTCTGGTTTGAGTGCTCCTGATATTGCAGTCGGTTTAGCAGCGATGGCCGCCATGATGGTGATGTTGAACCTGTCGATGAAATCCATTTCCAAGACGGTTAATAGGTTTGACACCAAAGGTATCGTAAAGACCGGACTAGCGATGATTCTTTTCGCTAAGGCAATCGATATTCTCGCTGGTGCTCTTAAATCAATGGGTTCTATGTCTTGGGATGAAATTGGCCGTGGTCTTGTTGCCATGGGTGGAGCAATGGCCGAGATGGCTGGAGCCATGAAGTTACTGTCGTTCTCCAAAACATCTATATCCACAGCTTTGAGCACTCTCATTGTTGCCAAAGCTATGCAACTTATTGCAGAACCTTTGAAAACTTTAGGCGCTATGGATTGGGCATCTATAGGTCGAGGTCTTACTGCCATGGGTGGGGCTCTCGGTGAAATGGCTGTGGCTATTACTGCAATCGGTAAGATTTCAGGGTTCTCAAGTTTGTTTGCCTCCGGTTCTATTCTCATTGTTGTTTCTGGACTTGACGATATTTCTACTCAACTTAAGTCGTTTGGCGACATGTCTTGGGATGAAATTGGTCGTGGTCTTACTGCTATGGGCGGAGCTTTGGCCGAAGTGGCTGGTGTTATAATCGCTGTCGATATGATTTCTGGCTTTAGTAGCTTGTTCGCCTCTGGAGCTCTTGCTATTGTTATGAATGGTTTGTTGACGATGGCACAATCGTTCAATCTTCTAGCAAAAAATTCTTGGGATGAAATTGGCCGGGGTCTTACTGCTATGGGCGGAGCTTTGGCCGAAGTGGCTGGTATTTCTGGAGCGCTTGGTAAGATCGCTGGACTTTCTGGAGTCCTCGGTGCTGGATCCATTTTAATAGTGGTTCAAGGTCTTGATGATTTGGCCAATGCTTTGACTAAATTTGGATCTATGGCTTGGGATGAAATTGGTCGTGGTCTTACTGCCATGGGTGGTGCTTTGACTGAAGTGGCTGGTATTTCTGGAGCGCTTGGTAAGATTGCTGGACTTTCAGGACTCATTGGTGCTGGAACCATTTTAATAGTGATTCAAGGTCTTGATGACTTGGCTGATGCTTTGATTAAATTTGGATCTATGGAGTGGGATGAAATTGGTCGTGGTCTTACTGCCATGGGTGTTTCACTATTAATTGTTGGTGGAATGTCTGCCGCACTCGGTATGATCGGTGGAATCTCCGGACTCATTGGTGCTGGAACCATTTTACTAGCGGTTCAAGGTCTTGATGACTTGGCTGATGCTTTGATTAAATTTGGATCTATGGAGTGGGACGAAATCGGTCGTGGCCTTACTGCCATGGCTGGTGCACTATTAGTTGTTGGTGGAATGTCTACCGCACTCGGTATGATCGGTGGACTTGCAGGAGTCATTGGTGCTGGAACCATTTTAATAGTGGTTCAAGGTCTTGATGATTTGGCTGATGCTTTGATTAAATTCGGATCTATGGATTGGGATGAAATTGGAAGAGGCATTACGGCCATGGCTGGAGCTATGGGTGCCGCTGGTCTTGGTGCTGTGCTTAATACCTTGTCTGGCCTAGGTGCCGAGGCCATAAAAACATATGCTAAGCCACTTGGAGATCTTGCTGATTCTGTTAAGAAATGGGCTGGCGTTACGCTTCCTACGGGTTTGACTTCGAGTCTTGGATCACTTGCCGATGGTGTTGGTAAGTTCACTTTTAGCGGTTGGGGAGCCGATGCGATATCAAAGATTCCAAAACCGTTAGGGCAACTTGCTGATTCGGTTAAAAAGTGGGATTCAGTTTCTGTTCCGGCTGGAATAAAACAACAATTAAAAGATCTTTCCGATGGAGTTGGATCCTTCTGGAATGCTGGTTGGGGTGGCGATGTTGTATCAAAGATTATAAAACCGGTAGGGCAACTTGCTGGTTCGGTTGAAAAGTGGAAGTCAGTTTCTGTTCCGGCTGGAATAAAACAACAATTAAAAGATCTTTCCGATGGAATTGGATCCTTCTGGGATGCTGATTGGGGTAGCGATGTTCTATCAAAGATTGTTAAGCCAATAGGAGATCTTGCTAATGCTATAAAGAAATGGGATGGTGTTACCGTTCCGGGAGGAATTAAAAAGAATCTCGAGTCTCTTGCTGGTGGTATTGCTGCTTTTGGCGAAAAGTCTGTAGATGGTGCGGCAATGTCTTCTGTTGTCAGACCTCTTGGTGCTATGGCTGGAGCTGTTGCAAAGTGGGCTAATGTCATTGTTCCTTCTGGATTGAAGAAAGGTCTTTTGGATATTAAGGAGGGTGTGGCATTCTTTGCCGGCATTGGAGATGCTACCTCTAACTTAGCAAATGCATCTCATGGAATTGAAGTTATGGCTTACTCCATGGAA